AAGCTTACCAAGATCTCTTGTCTAATGGTGTATGTCCAGAGCAAGCACGTATGGTACTGCCTCAATCAACCATGACTGAATGGTACTGGTCAGGTAGCCTCGATGCCTTCTCTGATATGTGTAACCTTAGATGTGCTGGAGATACGCAACTAGAAACTAGGTTAGTAGCAAATAAAATATGTAACAGCATGAATGAATTATTTCCAACTTCATGGTTTGCACTAAGATTGGAGAAGTAAAATGTGGGCAGTAATGTTTCAGATAGAAAGAGATGAATGGGCCTACGACACAGGCAAAACATTCTTCTCTAATTTTGACGAACCTATTTTTTTTAAGGACAAGGCAGATGCAGAAGAACAGGCAAAGATGTGGAATACAGGGGTTGTAGTGCCTTACATAACTAAAATGTCTGAAGATGAGCTAAAAGCATCTATTTACAGGAGTGAACGAAATGGAAAATGACACCCCATCAATGGAAAATGTCCCCCCTTCAGTGGAAAATGACCACATAGTAAGGGAGCCTTCACACTATGCCAGATGGGTGATTGAGCCAATAACGTACATAATGGTTAACGACTTTAGCTTCTGGAGAGGAAACCTGATAAAATACTCAAGCAGGGCTGGTTTCAAGTTATATAACGACAAAACACTAGTAGAGAGCGAGATAATAGACTTAGAGAAAGTCATTCGTTACGCGGAGATGAGGATCAACCAACTTAAGGGAAAGGATAAGTTATAATGACTGATGTTGAAATCCAGGTTATGTGTAAAAAGTTGGCGTGGAGATACAATCACCCACAAGAATATGACGATATAATGTCAGTGGGGGTGTTAATTTGCCTTGAGCTAAGACAACAGGGCGTGACTAATCCATCTACCTTATATTACAGAGCTAAAGATGAGATGTACCAATACTATAACCTGAGAAGGTCACACGTCACCTACTCCAAGGGAATGAGAGGTAGAAAAGCTAGGAAGGATGATAACTCTGAGATCGTTGACTCAGTAGATGTAGAAATAACTGCTGTGGATACCTATGGTTCATTTGAGCTAAGGGACACAATTAGGGTTCTAATGGGTTTATTAACAAAGAGGGAAGGTGAGGTATTAACTAATTTGTACAGTAATGATCACGATCTTACTGAGACTGCCAAGAGGTTAAATACCTCTAGACAAAGGGTAGAACAGATAAGAAATGACATACGCGACAAACTTGTAACAATTAGTGATATTGCACTTTAGATTATTTGGGCGTTATAGATATATGAACTACTTAAGTTTATAACATAAGTTTTAACACTCACACAAACAGACCTATAGAAAGAAACATTAGTATGTCAGAGTTAGGTAAAGGACCATGCCCTTTCGTGTCGTGTGGATCAAGTGATGCTTTCAGTTATAATACTGGTGGGTTTGGTAAGTGTCACTCATGTGATTCTGGATACCCGTCTAAGAATGAAACGTATGATTGGGCAGAAGATAAATACCCAACAAAGGGAGATAATATGGCTGTTACAGATTTTACACCTAAGCGTATTGAGGTAGCCTCAAACGGTTGTTACGAACCCTTACGTGGAATCAAGTCTGACACCATGAGGGAATACGGGGTTCTTACTTATGATGATAGACAGGAATATATTTACCCTAGCGGGGGAATTAAAGTAAGGCGTCTAGATGAGAAAGCTTTCTATGCTAAGGGTTTGTTTAAGGGTGACGAACTTTTTGGCATGAACCTATTCCCCGCTGGTTGTGCAAAGATGGTTACAATAACTGAAGGTGAGCTTGATGCTTTATCAGTGTATCAGATGCTTAAGGGTCAGTACACTAACCCTGTTGTGTCGTTGCCCTCTGCTACTCCATCCAAGAAGCTGTGGGAGAACTGCAAGGAATGGCTGGGTAGCTTCGATAAGATTATACTTTCTGTAGATACAGACGAAGCTGGAAACGCATTGGCTGATAGAATGGCCCGTCTTTTTCCTAACAAGATCTATCGCGTTCAACATGGTGAATTTAAAGATGCTAACGACTTCTTAAAGGCTGGGAAGGGTGGTGACTTCAAGCAACTGTGGTGGAAGCCAGTCAAGCATACCCCAGAAAATATACTCAACACATCAGATGAGTTCCTAAAGCTTTACACAGATACACCAGAGCATACTTACTACCCAACTGGCATCCAAGCTCTAGACGATAAGATACTTGGTTTGATGCAGGGACACTTTACAGTCTTTAAAGCCCCTACTGGAATAGGTAAGACAGAGCTTATGCGATACATGGAGTATAGTATGCTAAAGCAGGGAGTTCCTATTGCGGCGTGGCACTTAGAGGAAACTAAGCTCAGGTCACTACTTGGTCTTGTTTCTTACCACGCTAAGGATAACCTGACACGCAGGGATTTAATAGACGAGAAAGATGCAGACGAAACGGTTAGAAATTCTATTGTAGAGTTAACTAAGGACGAAAACTTCTATCAGTTCTACTTAGGGGATGGTCAGGGTACTGATGAACTAATAGATCAGATACGTTTCTTTAGCCAAGCCTGTGACTGTAAGTTCGTTTTCTTTGAGCCTATCCAAGACGTAGTAGTTGGTAGCTCAGAGGAGAACAAAGAGAGTATGTTAGCAGACCTGTCTATCAGGTTATCAAAGTTAGCGGCAGAGCTTAATGTTGGAATTGTTACTATTGCACATACTAATGAGAATGGTGATCCCAAGTATTGCAAGATGATTGGACAACGAGCTTCAGTTATAATTGACCTACACCGTGACAAAGACGCAGAGAGTATAGAAGAGAGAAACACAACCTACCTAAAAGTAGAGAAGAACCGTCCCTGTTCAGAAGAGGGACAAGCTGGTAAGTTGTCGTTTAGCACAGAAACATTCATGTTAAGAGAGGTTATATAAATGATAACAGTATTTGACATAGAAACTGACGGTCTAGACCCCACTGTAATTCACGTTCTTTCTTGGGCCAATGATAAGGGTGAGGTAAAGTCTACACACGACTATGACGAAATGAGAAGTCTATTCTTAGGTGCTGTGTCTCTGCTTGGCCACAACATTATACGGTACGATATCCCTGTAGTAGAAAGGCTTCTAGACATAAAAGTAACTGCCCGTTTAATAGATACTCTTGCCCTATCTTGGTACTTAAACCATTGGAAAACACGGCATGGTTTAGCTGAGTATGGGTTAGAGTATGGAGTACCCAAGCCTGTTATAGACGATTGGGAAAACCTATCTAATGGTGAATACAGGAATAGGTGTGAGCAAGATGTTAGGATTAATCAAGTTCTGTGGAAAAACCTTAGTTATAAGCTAGATAAACTGTACCCCCTTGCAGTGGAAAAAGACAGGTTCATAGAATACCTTACTTTTAAGTTGCAGTGTGCTGCATCTCAAGAGGCCCTGCAGTGGAAATTGGATGTACCTAAAGCTAAGTTGCACCTAGATGATTGGGAAAAGCTTAAGTCGGAGAAGATAGAGTTACTTTCCGATGCTATGCCTCGGCGAGTGCTAACAGCGGTAAGGCAGAGGCCAAAGGTTATGCACAGGAAAGATGGAGAACTATCAACATTGGGTGAGAAATGGTTGTCGTTATGCAAGGATCAAAAACAACCTGAGACAACCCTTAATTTAACAGTAGTCACTGGGGAGGAAAGGGCTAATCCCAACAGTGTAGACCAAGTTAAAGACTGGTTGTTCTCCCTTGGTTGGGAACCTAGGACCTTTAAGTTCTTAAGGGACAAGTCTACTGGGGATACAAGGGAGCTTGAGCAAGTCAGGAAGGACAGTGAGCTTTGTGATTCCGTTAAGGAGCTGGTTTCTGTAGAGCCATCTATAAGCCTTCTGGATGGACTTAGCGTTTTGACACACCGCATTGGTGTACTCAAGGGTATGGTTAACTCAGAGAGAGATGGTTACGTACAGGCAACCATTGCTGGACTAACTAACACTCTTAGGTTTAAACACGCAAAGCCTCTTGTTAACTTGCCTTCAATAGACAAGCCTTACGGTGCAGAGATCAGAGGTTGCCTGACTTGTCCAGAGGGTTACACATTGTGTGGCGCTGACATGACTTCCTTAGAAGACACTACAAAACGACACTACATGAAACCATTAGATCCATCCTATGTAGAGGAGATGTCCAAGGAAGGTTTTGACCCACACTTGGACTTAGCTAAACACGCTGGCGTTATAAGTCAGTCAGACATTGATCTACACAACAGCGGAGTAAAATCACTTAAGTCACTTCGTAAGAACTACAAGGTGGTCAACTACAGTGCCACATACGGTGTTGGCGCTCCTACCCTATCTAGGAACACAGGCATGGCCAGGAAAGACGCACAGAAGCTCCTAGATGCGTTCTGGTCACGCAACTGGTCAGTGCAAAAGGTGTCAGAAGACATAAACACAAGGCAGTTTTTTGACAGTATGTGGTTACAGAATCCTGTATCTAAGTTCTGGTACAGCTTACGAAGCGAGAAAGATAGGTTCTCAACACTCAATCAAGGTACAGGGGTATTTTGCTTCGATAGTTGGGTAAGGATTTGTCGTGATAATGGTGTCAAAACCGTAGGTCAATTTCACGATGAAGTAATAGCAATAGTTAAAAAAGGAGAAGAGCATAATACTAAGTCTACAATGGAGAAAGCTATTGTAAAACTTAACTATAATCTAAAGCTAAACGTACCACTTGGAGTTGACGCTCAGTTCGGGCAAACTTACGCAGACATACACTAATTTTATTTTGTTTGGCAGTTTGCTATTAGCAAAAATTGGGCGTTATATATATATACCAGCAGCCGAAAGGAAAACTCGATATGGCTAAATACACAATGGATATGGTTCTTGAATACGCAAGGGTATTTGAGGAAAACGCAGACATGGGAAGCCCAGATGGCCCAAAGGCCGCACAGGCAATCTATCAGATTGGGGGCCAGTATATAGTAAACGCATACTTCACTGATGAAGATCAGATAAATAAGTTAGAGAGTGAAGGGCTTGATCTCCACCCTATGAATAGTGACCGAATACTTTCTGGTAATGCAGACTTAGGTATTGGAAAGTATATGAAGGTAAAACGTAAAA